GACTGAAACTTTACATCAAAGTCGATGAAGATTTTACAAGGGACGGGCTGCCCTTTGACTTGCGTGAATGTCGCATCTTCCCCTGCCGCATCGAAGATGTCCGGCAAAGCCTCCCGAAATACCGCCCTCAAGCCCATGAAACACCTCGGTTTTCTTGTTCAGGGTCGCAAGGGAATGGCTGTCCACCCCCTTGCCGCATCCTGACATACTGGACTGCTGCTGCGCCGCTTAGGTCAGCGTGCACTTGACCAAAAGCGCAGGGCGGTAACAGATCGGCAGCGGATTGCTCTGGATATGAAGGTCGATGCCGCGATTGAACTTGCGTGCCTCCTGCTTCACATACAGCGGAATGCCGATGGTGTTCACCGTTTCGAGGAAGTCACCGGGAGCGTAAATCGTGTTGAACGACTGCCGGGTGCCTTCGGGGAAGGCATGCGCCTCGCCTGCTGCGATGAATAAGCGGGTTGCGCCGTCCTTGTCGGTCGCCGTGCCGCGATATTCCTCGAACGTGATTCCGCCGAAGCTGAACCCTTTGCGCGGGTCAGCGCCCGTCTGCATGAGGTTGACTGCCGCTGCGTGGTTCATGTAAAACTTCTCGACGTTCGGATGGGCAATCAGAGCATCGAAGAAAGTCGGGCTGCACAGGCAACGGACACCTGTATAAACCTCTCCCTTCAGATTGTCCTCGATGTGCCGGATGACTGTGCGGCATTTCGCAGCGGGGTCTGACAGCGGGCTTACCGCGTCGAGATCGTAATCAACCGTTTCGGGGCTGATCCCGAACTCCGTATAGAGGTTATACAGAGTCGTGCCGTCGGCATCCAGAATGATGCCCTTCAGCGCACCCATTCGCAGATGTTCCAGGGTAATGTCGAACTTGTTGCGAGCGGTCTGAAGGTGGTCGTTCATCACGCTCGCCAGCGTTGCAAGCTCGTTCTCCGCCCCGAACGCCCTCAGCCCCTCGTATTCCTGCGGCAGAATTGCATCGCTCAGCGGAATATGCGGAACGGTGAAGCTCCGCACTTTACGCTTACCGAGCTTGTTTTCGATTCCCGGCGCTCCAACAGGGGCAGTCGGCAGCAGATGGAGGATACCGTTCTGCTCCTCGACGATGATGGTTCTCGTCCTCACGCCCTTGTCGGTGAACAGCCCCAACTGTCCGACTCGTCCATAGGTATTGGGCAGGATGTTAATTGCCTGCGTCAGCGACACCATGTTGAAGGCATCGTTTGCTTCAAAGGGATTCAGTATCATTTTACATTTCCTCCTATTTTGTTTTTTTACGCCATTCCCGGCGCTCAGTTAGCCTTCAGCCCTTGTAATAATGCCCTTCGCCTCCATCGCCGCGAGAACAACTTCCTTCTGCGCTGCGGACAGCGCCGGGGAGGTAGCCTTCCACACAAGATTTGCCGGGATGATGACCGCATCCCTGACGACTGCGACCGCTTTTTTCGCGCCGAGCGTCGCATCACAATCATCAGTCAGGATGCCGTAAAAGTCATCCGATCCGTCAACCGCATCGGGGTCAAGAACCGTCACAGCGCCGGAACCTGCCGCCACGTTGAACGTCCACTTGTCGCCGATGACTTCGACGGGGCTTGCTCCCCCGACGGTGAAATTGATATGCTGGCTCGCAAAAGCCCCATATCCTACCCGCGTCCCAAGCAGGACTCCGTCCGGCGTCCGCACTTCAAACACAGGTTCAGTGACGGGTGATGCCACTGTTGCAACGGTGCATTTAATTTCATACGCGCCGCCGACCACTTTCGGCCCAAGCGACAAAGCCGTGAACGCTGCCGAGCCGGAATTCCCTGCATCGGCAACAATGACAGGCGACGTGAGGGCCGCTTTGATTTTGCCGAGCACCTGCCCAATTTTGAGGCTTACCCCTGCCGTTACCGTCACTTCCTCACGGGAATAGAGATGCCCCTCATCCTTTTCCCACCTGACGATGTCCCGAAAATTAATACCCTGTTCGATAGCCATTATTCATTTCCTCCTTCTGTTTTGCTTGTTATGGTGCAACGCTGTTGCACTTTTTAGGTTGCCCGCTTCTTCGCGTCGGCTATCAGCGGGTTGACTCCCTCGCCGGATACAGCGCCGATCGTAGAGAGGATCTGCGTACGCTCGGATTCCCTGGCCTTCTCGGACAGACACCTCGCCCTGGCGTCCTCAACCGTGGTTCCCTCCTTGATCAGCGCCGTAGCCAACTGTTCCATGCCGGCCAGGGAGCAGACCTCCAAGATCTCGATAGCCATCGCCCTGGCGTCCTGCCGGCCCGACTCCCGGCCTTCGTCAACGCCGGCGGCATGTCCTTCCTGCCTGGCGGTTACTTCCGCCGCGGCGACCAGCGCTTCCGCATCGGCTTTTGTCACGATCTCCTGTTTGGCAGCGGCCGGATCGGCGCCCACCAGGGTCAGGAACTTGTCCCGCATGTCGTTGAACAGCTTTTCCAGTTCTGCTTTCATAATGCCTCCATACTTTCTGTTTGTTAGTTTTTTCATGAATTTGTTCCAGGGCGTGACGGAATCGGCAAAGCCGGTCTCCACCGCCCTTTCTCCCTGATAAATACCCGCTTCCGTGGCCCTCACGGCGGCAGCCGTCATGCCGAGATTACGGGCGACCGTCTCGACAAAAATGTCATAGGTGGCGTTGATATCCGACTGTATGGACGCCATCGCCTCCGGGGAAAGCGGCGCATGAGAGGAAAAATCGACCTTGTGGGCCCCGGCGAAGATCGGCGTGAACACCAGACCGGTCTTGGCATCCCAGCCGCTTTGATCGATGTGCATGGCCACCACACCGACAGATCCCGCGGCGCCGGTGCGGGATATGTAGCGCCTGTCCGCTGCCGTGGCGATGGCGAAGGCCGCCGAATAGCCCTCCTCATTGAAGACGGCATAAATCGGCTTGACGCCGCGGGCGTGATAGATCTCATCCACCAGGTCAAACAGGCCTGCCGCTTCCCCGCCCGGGCTGTTGATATCGAATACGATATTTTTGACGGCAGTATCCGCCAGTGCCGCCTGGAACTGCGCGCGGATATCCTCGTAAGAGGTTCCGCCAAAGAAAAAGGATTCAATGTCGTTGCGGTAGGAGAGAAAGTCATAAACGCGGATCACGCCGGCGCCGTTTATCACTTCTAATTGAGTATTTTTCCCCTGGATTGCATCGATAAATAATTTTCCCGGCATATCGGCGGGCAACTGCGCCTCCATCGCCCTGGCCAATACGGTCATATACGACGGATTGACCAGCAAGGGTTTATTGAGGATTCTGGAGGCCATGCTGTTGATTACGGGTGCCATATCACGCTCCTTCCTGTTGTTCCGTATTTGCGGACTGCACGGCGCCGGTTTTGCCGGTCTTGCGCGGGTCCGTGTCATAAACGAGGCCGAGCTGGTCGGCGCGGGCGTTGTCTTCGGCGTTCTCCCTGTCGATGGTCTCCACATCGTCCCCTTTCTCGGCGACGACCTTGGAACGGGAGGTAAATCCGGAGCGCACTCCGTCGCTTGCCGCCTTCTGATCCTTCACGGGATCGACCCAGGCCCAGCCGTCCGGTCGCCATTTAATCCGCCGGAAAAGCCTCCGGGCCGCGAAGTAACCGGGGATATTGATGGCGCCGGAGAGAACCGCGGCATCCATCCAGGCATTGGAGACCCGGCGGCAGAACTGGAAAATGATGATTTCCCGCTGGAGCTGCCCCACCCGGCGACGGAATTCGAGCAGCCCGGCGCGGATCGAGGAGTAGTTCACGCCGGACAGATCGCCGGTGAGCTGTTCATAAGTGATGCCCATCCCGACGGCGATCTCGCGGAGCTGCTGCTTGATCCAGACCTCGTAGGTCGTCCCGACATCCACCGGCGCGGAAAACTTCACATCCAGCCCGCGGGGCAGCATCGGGAATGTGCCGGGCTCCAGGGCGACAACGTCGCGGCCCTGATCGTCATCGGCGTCTTTCCTGCCGAACCAGCTCGACGGATCGCCCGCGACGCCAGAGGCCTCCTCCGTAATGAAACCGCCAAACATGGCGGCTGTTTTCTTGCGGACCAGCTCGGCGTCGCTGTATTGATCGAGTTCATGCAGGCGGACAATGATCGAGGCGAGCCAGGGGCGACCGCGCATCTGTCCGGCACGCAAGGGGCGGAATATATGGATGATTTCGGAAGCGGGAACGCGGACTCTCTGCAGGTTGAGGCGGCGGGTGATATAGGCCTCGCCCGGATGCTCCGGCCAGAGATGATAGGCGACGCGCCTGCCCTCGGCGTCGATCTCGATGCCCATCCGGATCTCGTTGTCGTTTTCCCAGACGGTGTTGTAGGCCTCATCCAGATGATCGGCTTCGAGGATCTGGAGTTGGAGCGGAACGGACAGACCCTCGCCCGGCGGACGGGCAATCAGGCGGCAGAGAATCTCGCCGGCGTCGATCAGACCACGGCATACCAGGGACTGAAGCCCGTAGAAATTGACGATTTGGCTGAAATCCGCCTCATCAACCCAGTCGTCCCATAGAGTTTGAATCTCATCCTTGAGCTCTGGATTGTTAATCTGCCAGCGTGGGTTAATCCCGGAGCCGATGATATTGGAGACATAAGCATCCTGGCCGCCGTCCACCAGGGGGTTATTGCGGATGAGTTGACGGGAGCGTCTGCGGAGGCTGTTGAGCGATCCGGAAATGACGGTGGATGGACCTGCGGCGGAGGTGCCCCAGGTTCCCAGGCGGCGGCCGGTGCCGGCGGCCTCATACTCGCCTGCGACTGCGGAAATGTGGATCGGGCGGCCGTAGGCGTCCAGGGTGCGCAAAAAGCCGTCCGGATGGGCCGGGGACGGCATAGCGTGGGTTTTGGATGAATCAGGGATCATGGTCAATGTCCTTTAAGGGGCCATCGTTAAAGTCCTTTGCTGGTCGATGCGAGGAAAAAGCGGGGCCGGGTTTCCAGACTCTGGACTTCCGTGAGTATTTCCTGCTTGAGTTCCCGGAGCGCCTTGAGGTCCGCCTGGGCGTATTCAATAGACTTGTCGCCCATGGAGAGCCGGACCTTGCGCAGGCCGGACATCAACTGCCGGATAGCGGTTTCGACGTTCGTCAAATCTTGTGCGGTGTAGGCCATATCGCCTCCATGCGGTTATAGGGCGGAAACAATCCCGGGCGCGCCGCCGGGAGGTGGTAGCGACGGGCGCCCATGAAAAAGATCATCGTGCGGGGGTAGAATCTCACAGGAAAGAGGGGAGTTCAAGAAGCTCCATATTGCTTTATATGGAGCCATTGAGTAAATATTTAAGGACCGGGCGTTTTTATTATTCAGGGAACAAAGGAAGGGGAATACAACGGACTGGAAAGGGGCCGGAGGAGGGTGGTCTCCTCCGGACCGGGGGGTGGGTTATAATTCGGGGATTTTGATATTGAGGGATTTTTCAAGCCATTCGGCCACCAGGCGGCGGTGGCAATTTTCGCCGGGGGCCTCCCAGCACAAGAGAATCGCGTCCGGGCCGAGATCGGCAGCAACTTTGATCGGATCGAGTTTGGCCAGGACTTCACGCTTATATTCCGCGACGTATTCGAGCCAGGAAAGACCAGCCTTCGATCGCTTCAGAAGATCAGTAGACGGCGCAAGCGCGATATATCTTCGACCGGCTCCCCACCATCGGGGAGGCCACCGGGCGATGCTGACGGCGTGGAGATCGCCGGCGGCCGCTGTTTTGTTGCCGAAACAGGATGTTTTCATGGATTTTCCTTTCATTTTTTGATGCGCCACACGTCCACACCGTCTTCTTTTGCAAGGTGGACTCGGTAACGGCAGGTTAGCGCGGCGAGTTGGTTGATGAGTTTTCGTTTTGCTTCAATACTTGGTTTGCTTGGATCGGTGGCGAGCAGGATATCCACTACTGGGCGGTAAACGCTCGGGACGTCCCGGAGGCTCTCCCCAAGATATTTTACAGCCTGAGCCATCGCCAATCCGAGACCGTACTTGGTCATGGGGTCCGCTTCCGCGTCTGCTGCATACTGCCGTCCATATCCCGCGTGTTCTAGGATTTCGGCCGATTCAGCCTCCGGAACCCACTGCATAAGGAGATCATCGGCAAACCAGTCAGAGGCTACGCGGACCGGATTTGTCAATGCTTCCAGGTCCTGACGATCCCAACCCCTGGCAAAATAGGCCGTTTCCAGTAAGTGATGACGCTCCGCAAGGGTGGCGTGGGCCAGTTCGTGCAGGTATTCTATGTCCCGCCAATCAGCCCCCGCTGTCGGCATCCTGATGGTATGCGTCCGGCTCCAGGGGTCGCAGGTGATTTCGAGATCCCTGTCGCCTTGTTCATACACTATCGGCCATGTCAGGCAGGCCGTGATCTCTGCGATTTTGGTGTTGATGTCCATGCTTTCCTCCGGTTTTTTATAACATTAATCAACTGGATCCACAACTGTAGACATATACAGCCGGTATTCGCTCGGCGGCAACGTCACTACCGCGTGGCTGGTATGCGATACCGTGATCTCGTGATCCGCGGCAAAATACCGTCCATTGCGTCTGAGGCTGGGGCTGCTGATGTCATGGGATTCGCGTGGCGTCCATTTTTCGGAGGGGTCCAGGATCGGGGCTTTGATGGTCCGGGCCTTATACTCCTGATAGTTGCCCGAGAAATAGCAGGCAAGATAGTTTGTCGTTATCTGCTTTTCCTCATCAAGGATGCGCACGCTGTTATGATGCTCGGATTCGGTCTCCCCGCATATGGCGCAGATGGTGCGATCCGCGGCCGGAATAGCCTCAGGGCAGAAGAGCAGATCGCCCTGGCGTTGGCATTTGGCCAGGTCGGATTTGGCGATATCAAAAAGATCACTCATGGCATCCTCGACGGTGGCATCAAAACCGCCATTGCCGTAATTGTCGCGGCTCAGGCCCACGTGGCAGCGGTGCCCCCACTCGTCGCCGTTGTCATCAATCCCACAGAGATAGGCGTCGCCGGTCCCGGAGAGTTTGTGTCGCCACTCATTATTATATCCTTTGTACGACACCGACTCGCACTCCAAAAACAGAGCGGCGCGCCACTTTTCCGAAACGTCCGCCAGATAATTTTTATCAAACGGCGGGTGGAAATAACCTTTCAGGGTCTCCTGGTCCGCCTCCCAAAACCGGCCTGTTTTCAGGGCGTCGGCGTTTTTCTGTTTTTGCGCCTCTCGTTCTGTTTTTTTGCCGGAGAGGTGGAGACTGTTGGATTCCCGGAGCGCCGGGATCAGGGCTTTTTGCTGCGCCTGCAGGGCGGCAATCTGTTTTCTGATTTTTGCCAGGCTGGATTTTTTGGTTGCGAGCCGGTAGTCCGCCATAAATGCGTTTCCGGCCTCAATCAGCCAGAGGTTTTTCGCCTCGGCGCGGCGTTCCGGTCCGGTTTTGGTGCGCTCATTGATGCGGATCGCGTGAGGTGCGTATCTCTCCGGCATCCTGCGCTCCATAATGGTGGAAATTTTGGTGATGTCCCAGGCGAGGGTGCTCATCTGGCTCCACAGCGCACCATTGCCCCCGCTTAGGTCGCGCGGATAATTGATTTCGTCCACGGGCACTCTGATTTTCCAGGATGCGCTCAGCCGCAATTCCGTCTGCACGGACTCGTCGCGCGTTTGGTAGGTTGCGATAACCTGCGATTTGTCCGCCCTGATCCTCGTTATTTTTTCCGCGATTTGTTGTGCTCGTTTTTCCGTTTTCATGGTTTTTCTCCTTTCTACATGGACATCCTGGATTGTTCCAGGGCCTCGGTTGTGTAGCTTGTGTTTAATGGGGATTGCTCCATTGCTTCGCGCGTGCTATCGGACTGGAGCAATGCCCGCTTGATTTTGTTAAGGTGGATGATTATCAGGTCGATCCGCTCGATGTTCTGCCGGGCTTCCGGCGAGAGGACCGACGACAAGACGGTTAAGTCGTCTCGGTTGAATGCCCGGTTGATAAAGGTTACGATGCTCTCGATCATGCGATCGTATTTCGTGTTGATCTCCCGCTCCTGCGGCGTCGGCTCCGGCAAAAAACTCTCCTGCTCCTGCACAAAGAGCGTGGCGTTGACCATTGCGCGCAGCTTGTTATAGGTGTCCAGCTTGCCGGCTGCGATCTTATCGAAGACCGTGCCCTGGTCCACTTTCGGCAACCGGCTCAATTCCTGGGCCTGTGAAGGGGTCAAAATCCCCTTCATCGTGTATTCCTGAAACACCGGAGAGAGTTTCAGAATATTGAGGCGCTCCTGAATGCGCCAGGACTGACGGAGCCCCATTTTCCGGGCGATTTCTTCATGGCTCAGGCCCATGTTGACAAGCCCCTCGTATGCTCTGGCCTCCTCGACAACGCTCAGGTCCTCTCGCTGGAGGTTTTCCAGAAGGGCCAGTTCGGCGACGGTCTGGTCGTCGGCCTTCAGGATCCGGACGGGAATCTGCTCGATACCCGCAATGCCGCACGCCCTCCAGCGGCGCTCTCCGGCGATGATCATGTATTTCTTGCCGCGCTTGACTACGATGACGGGCTCGAGGAGGCCGTTCACCGCGATGGACTGCGCCAATTCTTCAAGTTTGCCCTGATCAAAATGCTTTCGCGGCTGTCCGGGGTTCGGATATATTTGATCGTGTTTCATGGTTTCCATGGTCGCCTCCTTCAATATCAATAAATGTATGTCATGTTCTTTTCCGCTATATCCTTCTCCCTGGCCGCGATGTCCGCAAGCTCATCTTCATCGCCGTTTTCCATGACATCCCGGTCTAATACTTCGACATGGATGTTTTTGTCTGTTGACCAGACTGCCGAGACAAGACCGCCCTCTACTTCAATAATAATATGCGCGGGGTCTCTTCTATTCCTATGGGCATCGCACATAAGAAAACCCGGATTGCCGTCACTCATTTCCCGGATCAACTTACAGCCACAAGGCAGAACACCATCGGATTCTTTGTCATTAAGCCATATATCCGTTGTGCGCTTTTCCATTTTTTTGCCTCCTTCCTCATTGTTTCATATAGTTTCATACAGCTCTATCAGGGAACGGAACCGCAAAGGCTTGAATAGGCCAAGCCGCTCGCGCCGTTTTGCGTTTCGCTCATCCAATATATAACGTCGCGTCGTTCCGATGGGCGTATTGCCTAAAATGTCGCAAAGGCATGATCGGCAGTGCATTCCCTTCGGGATTCCTGCTTTTCCGCATGTAGGGCAATCCCATTTCTTGCTCATGGCATCATCCCCTCCTCTCTCATGGAAAAATGTTTGCCCGTGTCGCCGCCGATAATGACATGGTCGTGCACCAGGATCTCCATGGTCTTGGCCGATTCACTGATTGTTCTTGTCAGGCGAATGTCCGCATCAGATGGTCTTTGGTTTCCGCTGGGGTGGTTGTGGGTAAGGATCATGGCAGAAGCATTAATCAATAATGCCTGTCTGATGACTTCCCGCGGATAAACGACCGCCTGGTTGACAATGCCGTTGATGACCTGGATGCCGATCAACTGATTTTGGGCGTCCAGATACAGGCAGATGAATTTCTCGTTGTCGGCATATTTCAAAGAACTCAAAAATTCCAGCAGCTCCCGCGTGTCGGTGATGCACTTCCCGGCATAGGGAAAATCGGGTTCTTTTACTCTTGACGTCTTGATGCTGTAGGCGTATTGTGTAGTTGTAAATGGTTTCCTGTTTGATCGACGGGGGGCCGTTTGTTCCATGTCCAGGGGTGACAGCCCCTGGGCATGGTTTTCTTGCATAAATTCCATATTTACTTGCATGTTCGTTACTCCTTTCTTTTTTAGTGGATTTGTTGATCGTCTGAACCATTCAGGCAATCAAGAAAACCCGCTAAGGTTTACTCCCAGGCCCATTGTCAGGGCGGCTTTTCAGATGGTCACGTCCGGGGCCTTGAATTTGATCGTGAGGATCGTATTTGCCCGCGTTCCGTTTTTAGCCATCATCCGG